CTTCGCCAACAACTTCGGCCTCTTTGAACTCACCCTCAAAGGCGAAGAGTACCTCGACGCTCACCCCGCCTGATTAGGACGAGTGCTGCTCCTGGTAACCCGCCTGGAGCAGCTCCCACGTCTCCTCAGACAGATCAAACTCTGACGAAGCGGCAGCGATCTCGTCAACGATTGCCCACCGTTCAGGGACTGACAAATTGCTTACGACGATAGGTGACTGAAGCGCCGACGCTGCGTACTGGGAAAGTTCAATGCTGTCCACGACTTCAGTCTACCACGGCAGACACGGCCCGATTTAGAATGACGTAGAAGTCCTCGCTCGCGTCGTAGTCGATACCGACACTTGCCTGAGCTTGCTCAATCCATTTTCCAGGCACGCGCATCACGTCGTATCCCTTTGTCGCCGCAAGCCTGCCGAGGTCGTTAACCGATACGCCGAGAGCAGTTTCCTCCCAGTTTCCGCGCTCGATCGCGCCCGTTGCCGGGTTTCGCATGATCGAACCGGCGTCACGGCCAGGCAAGACTTTGCGAGTTTCCATCACCTGATCGAGAGCAGTCCACTCATTTCGCAGATCACCGAAGTCGGCTATCTTTGAATTGTTGTCGATCACGATTCGAGAAACGGAACCGTCGCCGAAACCGACCTTTTCGGCATACGCCTGTCCGGTCTTTCGACGCGTCGAGGTGTAGAACCCGTTGCCAAACACGCCGAGGCCCGCCTCATACTCGCCAGCAGCGAACGACGACTGCGCCGCAGAAGATGCTCCACGGAACACTTCGATTGCACCGTCAGCGATCATGTCGTCAGCGACAGCAGCCGAGACGCGAGACGGCAAACCGTCAGCGTCGCGAGTCTTCATCAAATCAGCAAGTCCAGTATCGGTTTCGTAATCGGTACCGTCTGGCGTGAACCGAGTTTTGATTGTTTGTTGCCCCGGCCTGAACACCGATTCGGCCCGGTCCTTCAATGTCGTCGGATCGTCGGTGACCGCCCATTTGTCTAACGGCCGGAGGTCTTCGGCTTTTGCTGCTTCAGATTGAATGAACTCGTCCAAACCTTGCGCCGCGTCTCCATCTCTGGCCTGCTCGTCAAACCAATCCTGCATCGCAACATTTGGATCGGCTTCGGTGTTGGCCTCTGATACTTCTTCACTATCAGCGGCATCGCCCTCAACGGTTGAGCCGTCCGGTCGAGTGTCACCGGCATACAGAAGCTGCACAACGCAACGACAGTTTACGACCTCAGCCGCATCGGCAGAAGGGTCTAAAGGCCGGTCCATTCGCTCGCCGCCGACGATGAACGGCTCGTCCATCAGGACAGTCTGACCGTCAGCACGCAAATGAGTTCTGCGGGTACGCGAGTCAGTCGAAGACAGCCAGCTTTTCTCGATCGGGCCGAACTCGCCAAGAGCACGGGCACCAGCCATCTCGCCGCCAGCGTAAGCGCCCTGGACCTCGGTGCGACCGATCGCGTCAGCACGAAACTCGCTGTAGCCAGTGATCTCCTCGATCGCCGATTTGGTTTGCTCGGCAGACATCCCGTCTTGGATGTTGTTCGTCACCTTGTTACGAACGTCCTGCCACATATTTGTGGAGGAGCCAACGATCCGATTGGTTGCCGTGGCCTGATACGCGACAGCGTTCTCGTTCACGACCGAGGCCCAAGCCGCCGCCTCTTCTGGCGGAGGACCACCTCCAGGAACGCCGACGAACGCAGACAGGTTTCCCGTCAAATACATGCCCGCCGTATATTCGCCGACGACTTCAGTGACGAATGAGTACCAGATCTTCTCGATCCCATCGAGAGCAGCGATGTCACCAGCAGCGACGAGAGTCATCGCATAAGCAGTCGCAGCGAACTCTGTGATCTCGCCAGCGGCACGGGCCATCAACTCGCCTAAGTCCTCAGACCTTTCATCAACCCACTCGCGCTTTGCTTCAGGGTCAGTCGGCAGACCTTCAAGAGTTTTGAGGAGGTCGTCCAGCTCAGACATCAGATTGTTGCTTCGACCCCGAGAGCAGCCAGCAGCCGGAGACGCTCATGCTGATGTTGAGCAGCCAGCAGTGAACGGCAGTACGCCTTCATTGTTGAGGTCAGCGACTCGGCGTCAATTTCGAGGGCGTCGGCGATCTCGGGTACACGATCGAACGCGCCTTCGAGCAGCCAGTCCAGGTCGCTGTAAACGGTCGGATCAAACGACAGGTGCAACTGGTCGGACGCGATCGAACGCGTCTCGGAAACTTGCGGCCCGTTCGTTGATCTGCCGATCGCGTTGCGGAGTCGGCCACCGGCACGCTCCATCGCACGGTAAGCGATGCCATCGCAAGCCATGACGATCGCTGACGCCTGATCGCCAGAGGGCCGGGTGTCGGCCGAAGGAGGCCCGTTAGCAGGAGGCTCAACGCCCTCCGGCTCGCGGAACACTTCGATGACTTCGTTGACCTCCGTCGCATCGGCGACATCCTCGTCCAAGATCCCCGCAGCGGCCAGCATCTTCGGCGCAAGCGCAGGAGCGCCCTTGGCAGTATCGAGGAGCACGCGCTGCTTGAACTCTGCATCGTCAGGCTGGTCCTCAACCGAGAAGCCCTGCTCACGGAGGTATGACGCCGCCGACATTTGCAGACGGTCATACGCTGCCGTGGCGTTCCCCGACTTGTCGGGCGGCACTTGCAGATCGGTCGTGTCGTACCAGACGATCGCCGTGTCAGGATCGTAGCCCTCGGCTTCCAAGGCAGGCCGCAGCCAGGACTCGGTGAGAGCGTTGCACACGATCTCGGCGTTCGGCTCGATGTGAAGCGTGATCGCCGTCGCCTCGACCTGCCAGGCAGTCCAATGGTTGACGCCCGACATGCCAGTCAAAATCTCGGGAGGCATATCGAGGCCGAGAGCCAGGCGCTTGATCGCCGCTTGTTGCAACGACTCGATCCGGTCATCGAACGGGGTCGAGAAATTGATGTGCTTGATCTTGTCGATGAACTCGCCAGGGATCGCCAACGTCAACGGCACGACAGCAGCAGCGGAGTCGCGATCCTTGATCGGCACCGTCATCATCTCGGTCAACTCGTTCACGAACCGATCGAAGCCGTCTTGATCCTGATCGGCTGGAGCAGCTCCAGCGGTCGGCGGTGGCGGCGGCGGGAACTCCGCCTCGGCCGGGATTGCGAGCAGGCCAGCACCAGCGAGGCGGCTGCGAGCCGAAGCGGTGACGTGAGCGTTGAGGAGTTCGAGCTGTTCGAGTACCCCGAGGACAGCGCGCACCGGGGCGTCTGGTTCCCACGGGCGTCGAGGATGCCTCCGCCACACTTTGACGACAAGAGCGTTCGGGTGAACGAATCGCCAGGCGTCGCTGCTAGAGCCTTGAGCCGTCCGCACTTTGACGACGGTCTTGCCTGCGTCCTCCGTGATCCGAATCGCGTCCTGAGAGTAGACCTGCCACGTCTCGTAGATATCCGACAGGTCGTCTTTCATGTCGGGTTCAGCAATCATCCAGCCGAACCCGGCGACGGCCAGGTGCTGCCCGAACTCGGCGAGGAGCTGCCCCTGTCCTGCTGCGCCTCCAGCGATCAGATCAACAAGCTCGACAGCGCGCTTCTGAGCGTCGGTCGTTTCTTCCCCGTTGTAATGGATCGGGCTTGGCTCTTGGCCTGACGCTTTCGGAGGGACCGCTGCTGTCAGGTTGACGCGTGACAGAGCGTTGCTCGTCCAGCCGACACCGAACCGCAGCTCGCCGACCTGGTCGTAAAAAGTCCAGGCAGCTTCCTGCCACGGGAGCAGGCCCACGCTCTGTACTTTGTTCTTGACGTGTCGAGACGTGACGATCTCAGCAGCAGCGACAAGCGAATAAATGTGAGGCTTTGAAATTGCCCGTGGACGGTCGGCCATATCCAGAGGCTACCCCGACCGTCATCGCTGGAGAGGAACCCCGCCAAACAGCTTCACAGTTCGTCCTGTCGAGTGTGATCCGGCAGCAAGCAATCTGTGCCGAGCTGATACCAGGAACGTCCGCACTCAGGGCATATCAGCAACGGCCCATCTACGTCTCCTTCGAGCAGCGACGCCTCACAAATCATTACCGATCGAGCCTGTCCTCGACCGTCTGACCGATCCCGGCAGCCAGCGAACCGGTCAGCGAGATCACGACGATCCAGAGCCACGGGTCGTTGAAGTCGGACCAAAGCACGACAGGGACAGCGACGAGCGGAGAAACCCAGATGCTCAGGCACCACGGGCACGTGACAAAATATGCCCAAGTGTCGCCGCGCTTTGCGACTCGTTCACGGACAGGGAGGAACACTTCATCGACGGTAAGCAGGCGGGCCAGACGCCAGCAGGCCAGAACGGACAGAACAACAAGCAATGTCATGTCGTCGATGGTAGCAATTCAGATCCGAGAGCCGAGGATGCTCTTCGAGCCGAGCTGCGATTGAGCGATGACCCGCTCAGGGATCAGGCACCGAACAGCGTGGACCAGAGCGTCGAGGCGGTCAGGTGATCTCGACTCGCCCGGCACCCATTCGGTCATCTGGCTTTCAAGCTTCGGGAACGGGCCGATGTGGTGAACGAGCTTCTTGCCGTACAACACCGAGACAGGTTCTGCGCGAGCCTTCTTGGATTCGGTCGCGTTGATCTTCTTGACGGGCACCGAAGGATCGACGGCGTGGATGGTGGAGCGAACCATGTCGCCGCCCTGGTTCTTCTCGACGTAAACGGCGTGAGCGTTGTGCTGGTTGAAGGCGTTGACAACAGCTCGCCCCCAGTCTTCCGGTCGGCCAGACATCGAGTGATCGGCGAGGATCGCGCAGGGATCGACGCCCCACTTCGCACGCTCCGGTGCTTGAGCAGCGACGATGCCGCACTCGGCGGTTTCGCCGGGAGGGTCAACGGCGATGATGGTGCGCCAGGGTCGGCGGCGTTGCTTCGAGAAATCAACGACCTCGCCGAGCGCCAGCCAGGTGACGTGAGAGTCGTGCGGGTGGGCGGCATCCCAGTCCTCAGGATCAACCCGGTTCGCGTCGATCGAGTCAAGCGTCCAAAGCGCGCCTTCAACGTTGTCGAGGTACTCGGCGTGGAGTTCCTGCCTGCCGAGCCGTGTGCCCTCGTAGCGGGACAGAATCACGTCGAGAAACACCGGTGCCAGGTTGCCCAGATTGTCGTACGTGGAGCCTGTAGTGACGACCGTCCCGGTTTCGGCTTCGAGGTCTTTCATCCATTGGCGGCGTTTCGGTGTCCCGGTGATTATGACTTTAGGGTCGCCGAGGCGCAGCCCGAGTCGTGCCATGTCGAGCACGTCAGCGCCGGAGTCCATCGAGGCAGGCTCGTCAACCCAGATCACCTCATGCTGCGGCCCTCGGAGCCGGTCTGGTTCCTCGCCAGAGAACAGGGTGAGGCGGGCACCGGTTGACGGCCAGCTCACGCGTCGCTTTGACGGCTCGTATAGCGGCCGATCCCACGGAGGCGAGATCGCCAGGATTCCCGATTCGCCTTCGACCATCACGTCACGGGCATCGCCCGAGGTCGGAGCAACAGCACCAAGCAGCCCGGTCTTGGAGTGGTGAGCGAAATGCCTGATTGATTCTGCGCCGGTCCTTGTCTTGCCGAACCCGCGGCCCGCACGGATCATCCACGAAGTCCAGTCGCCGGTCGGCATGGCTTGCTCAGGGCGTCGCCAAAACTCCCAGTCGTACATCAGCTCGGCGATTTCTTCGTTGTCCATCGAGGCGAGGAGCGGCACCAGCAGACCGGCACGACCGAGGCGGTCAGCGCGAGACTCGCTCATTCGGCAACTCGATCCAAGACGGCAGCGACGATCGCTGATCGTGTCTTGCTTTTCGATTCGGCGAGTCGGTCGAGCTTGGCGAGATGGTGCGGCGAGAGGCGGAGCGTCACCGGCGACGCCGGGCCAGAAGCGTGAGCTGGGAGTCGAGGCATGTCACCATCCTATAACCGCATCGCTTATACATAACCGCATCGCTTATTCGTTGACGGCGTGCAAGTCAGCCCGCTCCTCAGCCTCGACAAACGACGCCTCGATAGCCAACACCTTCGCCCGAGCAGACTCAGCGACCGTGTCCGTGATCGCCTCGCCCAGCAGCTCGGTTGCGTCAGCCATCCGGCCCAGACCGATCGTATCCATCATGATCTTTGTCGCCTGGAGCTGGAACCGCGGCTCCACCTTGTCGCGATTGTCGGGGTTGACGTAATGCAACAGCGTTTCCACCGCCCAGCCCGCACCAAGCGAAAGCTGCCGAGAGGCCCGTTTCATCAGCTCGCCGTGTGCCCGGTCGATCTCCTTCCTCACCGAAGGCTTGCGGAGGAACCGCGACACCGTCGTATGGTCCACGCCCAACTCCGCAGCAATCTGTCGGTCCGCAGCGCCAGCCATCTTCATCTCGACAACACGATCGAGGTGTGGCTCTAGGACCGGGGCATTGTTGTTTGTGATCGTTCCTGCGTAGTTTCGGACGACGTTTTTTTGGGGGATCGCTTTTGGCATCGGTCGGCTCCTCTGGTTTCCACCGTAGCGGGGTCTGTGTGGCCGTGTGCGGCGTTGGGTTGGCGGGTTGCCCCAGTGGGGGCGTTTGGGGGAGGTTTAGCGTGCTGCGCCGTTGGAGATGAGGTTGATGATTTGGTTCCAGTCGTCGGGTCGCCAGACGTGGTATGCGAAGCCGGGGAGTTTTGCTTCGAGGGTTTCGAGGCGTTGTCCCCATTCGATCTGGTCGTTGGAGAGTCGGCCTTTCTCGGTTTTGAGTTCGGCAGCGATGAGGAGTCCACGATCAGCGTGGATCATGGTGAGGTCGGGCCAGCCGGTGCCGTCGTATTTCCATCCGGTCGCCCAGCCGTGCTTGGTTCGCATTGGGCGGTGGCCGACGATCTTCCAGCCGAACACGCGAGCAGCGTCCACGATGGCTTGCTCGAACTCCGATTCGTTCATCGACCCGATTGTAGTCGGGTCGATGAACGTGGGGGGATCTAAGCCTCGAACCGGTCGGCGGTGACGATCTCTTCGTCGCCGTCGAACTGGGAGCGAATTATAACCGCTGTGACGTTGCAGGCGCTGGCACCTCGAAGGTCGGCGTAGGCCCGAGCCATTACCCGGCCCTCCATCACGTCTTTGTTGGCGAGCGTCGAGCGGCGGGCAGGGAAGGCGTTGACCCAGCGGACGATGTCGCCCGAGCCGGTGAGGTCATCCCATGACTCGAAGATTCCCCACGCCGTGCCAAAGCGGGTGTCGATCAGCTTCGCCGGGATCAGGTTGCCGTCGAGGTCGAACAGGGCGGGCACTTCGGCCTTGCCGTCGTTGTCTTCGATGTCGGCCTGGAGGCGCTTCTTGGCTGCGTTGCAGCCGGAGGCCCACTGGCTGAGGAAGCCGTCGGTGTCGCAGCGCTCGAAGCTGTCGGCGGCGTCTTGTTCGTGCTGGGCGGCTTCGGTGCGGAGGGTGGATGCTGTGGCTGTGTTGGTCATGTAGACCATAGTACACGACTCCCGTCGGGATGCAACCCCTTCGCCAGACTTTCTCGGAAATGTTTGTCGGGACGCGACAAGGACCGCCCCCAACCAAAGAAGCGGTCCTCGTCTGGTGCCCCACCCGGTGCGTTTCGATGGCACCTACCTACTAAATGAACCGACAAACCTGCGGCCCACCGGGGGAGATTTATGTTGTCACCGTGATCGTTCTGCTCGGCTCGCCCTCGCAACGATCCGTTTGATTTGAGCAACGGAGTAAAAATGGATGCGCCCAGTCTTGACCCAGCTCTTGACCTCACGATAGGTCAAGAGCACCTCGGCGTCGCTCACGCGTGGAACAGGTCGAGCACGAACTTGGAACCGTCGCTGATCCTCACGACGATCTTCGTGTCGCCGACATCGACGCCAGTGACATCGTGGACCGAGGCGGTCGTCCAATTGTGCTCAACGCCGGGAACGTTGAGGTGAGCAGTGACCGAAACGTGCGGAGCGGCGAGCGACACCGATTCGTGAGCGCCGTCGGGTTGTTCCCATTGCGAAGCTTCGGCTCGGAGCTGCCCGAGATGCAGAGCCTGATCGGCGACGACTT